TACTCAACTAGGAGGATTACTCTTCCACTCAATCCAGACATAGGTAGTATTAGTAATACCTACAATGGGTCAGACTTAACTGATCTCATCAGTTATTTACCAGGGTTTGTCGAACAGCTAAAGATTTTGGCCGAACGTAAACACGGTAAAGGGAACCGTCTTTTTGAGTTTCCAGTTTGGGAAGAGTTTCATATAAGCACTAAGAATGGACCTAGTGGGAATCAAGCTTTGCTATCTTGTCTTTCAGACTTGAATAGCTTGCCTGGTGAACTCTTCGAACAAATTTCCGAGTTCGGAGGTCCAAGTCTTAGATCTAGGATGGATGATCTTTATTCTAACATCTACTGTCTCTCAAAAGACTTTAATCAGTCCTGTGAAGGTAATCAGCCATTTAGGAGATTATCAGCACTAAGAGACTCTGAAGGTAAGACTCGTATTGTGGCCATTAGTGATTATTGGTCGCAAACTTGTCTTAAACCAGTGCACGATTCGTTCAATCGGATACTTCGTTTAATCAATCAAGATCAAACTTTCTCACAGAGTGAAGGTCTCGGTAGTTTACCTTCTGATGGTAAATGTACATTCTTCTGTTATGACTTATCATCGGCAACTGATCGTTTTCCAATAAAAATTCAAAAGGAATTCGTTTCATTGCTTTACGGTTCGTCAAAAGCGGAATTATGGTATAACATTATGGTTGGATATCCCTTCTTGTTTAGAACACCTAAAGGAGAACCTCTGCGTATTACTTATGCAGTTGGCAATCCCATGGGACTATACTCGAGTTGGAACACATTCACCATTTGCCACCACTTTATACTCTATGTTTGCTGCGTGACCTTGAACAAGTCATGGTTTACAGCTAAATATAAGTTATTGGGTGATGACATAGTTATTTGGGATAAAGATATCGCAGAGCAATACTTAGAAATAATGACCAAAGTCCTTGGAGTAGAAATTTCAGCTCCAAAATCTCACGTATCAAATTATTTCGTGGAATTCGCAAAACGTTTTTATTTTTGCGGGAAAGAGGTCACTCCATTTTCGATTAAGGCTTTGTTTAGTGAGACTTCGAGCTTTTATAGCTTTGTTGTACTCTTCAAAACTTACCTTAACCGGGGATGGATCCCTGTGTTGCCTTGTGATTTAGTGCTGCATGACTTCTATATAACTAAGCGCC